GTATTTTACCGTACTGCTTCAAATCAGACGGCGTGAACTGAATCATTTTCTTAAAATCAAACATCTACAGGTAACCATAAGTGACGGCAGTTCACTCCGCCCCGGAGCATAAAACCGTCGCTTTTTATCACTTTTATTTCTTTTCTGGTTAAAGGCTGGGCATTTAAATATTCCCGGCATACAGGCCGGTTCTTGTCGTCCCTGGGACCATCGTAGCGGTACTTTGTGCTTGCCGGAAGATCAGAAGCCATCTGAGATATCACAGCTTGCTGATAATTGGATATCTGAGTGACAATCACATTATCCAGCCTTGGGACCGCTGACTTGATATTTGCTCTCATTAGATCTTCCATTTCAAATTTATCTAATCTGTTTAAGATCCCCTGGGCCATTGATGAACGCATTGTAGATGAAACATAACGAGTTAAACTTTCTATGTTGAAACGCTGGATATTTTGCAGAGCCAGGAGTTGTGTCTCCGTCGCAGTCCCAAAAAACGGCAAATCAGCAAGAACAGTCTCCGTTGCAGCCATGTAGGCGTTGATTCCGGTAGAGAGGCCCAGCGCTTCAACAAAGTATTCCGCAAAACCGAGCGCAGCGAGAATAGCCAGTATTTCTTCAGTTGAGAGTCCTTCATCCTCTAATTCCTGTGTATCGCTGATAAACCGATTAGTAGCATCATCCAGGCTGTCTTGATAAGACTTGATAGCATCGTCAATTGCTGCCATTAGTTGCTAAAATATTCAGTAATCGGTTTTGCGGAGTATTCTCCGATTGGAGTTGTTCAAATCTTTTCCTGTCTTCCTTGCTCGCATCCGGATTTTGATAATCAAACCAGTCCTGCTTGCTGGCAAGTCCAGTCTTAAAGCGCCAATCCCAGAGCAGCACTTCACTTTCCGGAGTCAAGGCGTAATTCGGCTCTAAGAAGTCCACACTGTAGTCTTCACCAACATCTGTGCCGGTTTCTACCTGGATAATCTTGCGGTCCACTTCAAAACGCCGGTGTTCCCATGGCCGCCAGGTGTCTTCAGTCATTGCACCTCTCTCGTCCAAATTTTCCATTTCTTCAATGGCTAAGGCAGACGCGCTTGGCGCATTCCCGGAATTATCCCGTGCATATTTTGCTCTTATATGGTTGTTATTTAATGTAGTCTCCACTAAAAAACGTGTCGCCTCTATAATCTCTGTCAAGCTCCCGCCGCTGTTGGTTACACCAAAATTTGCGCCTTCAGGCAAATAAAGTATTTTATCCGTACCTATCGAAATACGGCTTGCGTCATCAATGCCTGAAACAAACTTTATACCCATTGCGCCGTACTTGATGGCGATACTCAGCTCCAGAAGCGCCACATTCACCGCTAAATCAGTCTGAGCCACATCCATTGCGTTGCCAACATCGAAATCACGTATCGGAGGATAGCGGTGAGTGAATGTAACCGGCAAAACACCGTATGGATTGATATCCTGCTCATTTACTGAGACAATTCTTGAATTCTCGTCAATTAAATAGTGTCTTCCCGGCTGACCGTAACGCTCTTCCACCCATACCGCGTGAACCGGAGTGTTTATCTTCGCATTTCCTTGATATTCTATCGGATAACAAACACCAATCGGCTTATCCCGTGCGTCACCGGCCAAAAATAACGGCTCAAAGTGAGATAAGATCTCATATTCAATCTTTTGCGTAGTCTCATTGAACTTTGAACGGAAAGCCATTGTGCCAAGAAGAAAGGTCAAACGCTCCAGTAATCTGCGCTGTGAATTCAAACTGTGAGATGTGATTGATTCCAAATAACTATCTGATACTCGGAGGCGGGGCGGTTTCTTGTACGTCATTGCGCGTAAAGAGCAAACTCGCTTTGTCAAGTTGTTTACTGGTGTCACCGTCTGACGCAGAGTCTCGTTTCCGAAGTACTTAGCTACATAGGTATCAATATTGATTCCTTCATAGAAATCCATTAAATAATCACGCTCACGGGTACGCTCGTCCTCGATATAGCGCAATTTCTTCTTTAAAGCAGTGGTTACCGCTTCCTGTGACAAATCCGGAATAGTCAGCATTCTTCTACCTTCTGGAGAAAAAGACTACACATAGTCGATTACACCAGCCATCCTGGAGCGCATTGGGAATAAATTCACCAGAGCGAAACGAAGTGCATCCGCTGCGTGATCAAAACGGCCATCTTTTAATGGCATCTCTTTTAACTGCTGCTCCTCACGATGCTCCGGATAACGGTAATTCTCGTAACTCTGGATGGATTCCACACACTTGGGAGCAACAAAAAAGTGCGGATCTCCGTTTGCGTCCTCAAACCAGCGCCTGACATGCCCCACTCCGGCCACTACGTTGCGGGTAGTAGCGTCTTTCTTGTACTTCAAGAGCATATTCTGCTGTTTAAAGATATAAATATCACTCACACCACTCTGAATCGATACCCCAGCTCCCGCTGGATCGCAGTACATACCGTTATAAGTGTAGCCAAGTGATTTAATCTTCTTTGCAAAATCTTCAGTCTTCGTGTTCTTCATTGCGACTTCGTCGATTTGAAAAACAGTTGCAAGTCCGTCGGTGTTGTGCTTGACCTGGAGAATATTCGCATGACATGCCCTGTACCCGAAATCCAAACCGATATATGTGGGTAAAGACGGATCGTATCTGAGATCATTCTTGATCTGCTGGAATCGGTTGAATGGGTAAACTTTCCCAGCAAAACTTGTAAACTCCGCCAACACCTCTTGGCGTACAGTCTCATCCGTGAGAGTCCTGCGAAGCTCATCTAAGTCGTCCAGAAAGTACGGTGAAAGTGTGCTGGGGAATTGCCAGCTCTCCCAATCCGGGTAGTCCGGGTCCGCTCCACGGCGAAACAACTTCTCAAAATAGTTGAATCCCCTGGGAGTGGATGTGAATAATGCCCATCCTTTCCTGTCGGAAAGCGTTGGCCTGAGAAACATCTCATATGTATTCCTTGGTATTAAGGCCATCTCATCGATGACTAAGTAATCTACTCCTTCGCCTGGTTAATCAAGTGTCCGCCCCCCAGCAATACTGCCAGGGGGCAGACCACCTATAAGCGAATCCGGAGCGTCAGCACTCTTTACAGATATCTCGCTGTTCAATCCGGCAATCTTTAAGTAATACAAATCTCCAGAAATCTCTTTCTTGCTGTCAATCGGCAGCTTTAATTCTGTCATCACCATGCGCTTAACTTCCCTGGCAATCTTCTGCGCTAAGTTGTAATTGGGTCCGACTATCCAGCCACGGGTGTTGGGCGTTAAAAGCCAAGGCATGATCTCGTAAGCAGCCATCCAGGATTTCCCGGATCTCCTGCCCATGCAGACAACGCGGAAACGCTTACTGGATTTGCCCTGTAACGGTCCTACACTATGAATGGCCCACTGCTGTGGTGTCGGCTGATACCCCAAGTGTTTCCAGAGTTTTCTCCGGTTCACTATCTGCTTTATCACTCGCCTCGAATCCTACTTCTTTTAGTACGTTCTCCAGGTTGCCTACTAAGTCTAACTGAGATTTGTCAGTCTGCTGTAAATAATTCTTGCCCAGAAAGATCAATAACGCCGTGTTGCCAAGCTCAAGTGCGTTCTTCCACTGGGCTTTTCGTAAAGAAAACTTCATCTCCTCGAATCCAGCTTCATACTCTGCCTTGTATTTCGAGCGGATCAATGTCTCGCCTACTTTGAAATATTTTGCTATCTCAACTATCGTGCAGCCGAATGAGGCCAGCATGCGGATCTTGTCTCTGTCTAATTCTATTGGTGTGCGTCCCATTACAAATACTCGAAAAGTTGACAGCACTTGTCCATTGCGCGTCGCCAGTATGTCTTTGCGCTGGATGCACTGATGTCGAGTGCCAGCGCTATGGATGGGAAAGTGTGCTGGTTGGTACGCATCTTTAAAACTGTTAGTTCCCGGTCTGATAATTGGTCATATATGTGGTGCGCAGACAACTGAAGCCACCGTTGCTCCGGCGGTATTAAACCAGATTGGAAGATTGCCATCTTGATGGAGTACTCTTCCGCCTGGTCGATGGCATCTGCTAACGAGTCATCCTCAGTTATGTTCTGCCACGCTGTTGTCATATGCAACGGAAGTTATACACATGGGGTGTTCGCAAAATAGCGAAAATGTTCTAAGACCGACTAACTAGTACACCGGCAGCCGGCCTTGGTGCGTCCGTCCTGGTCGTGGTATTGGTTATTCTATCCGATACCCGACCGACGTGAAACCGTGATCATGTCAAACAATGACAACAAAGGAAATAAAAAACTCCATTCCATATTTGAAACCATCGCACACAATCAATCTATTAATTGAGTGTTCGCAAATCTGTTGAATATGAGACATAATTACAGTAATTTCAGATAGTAAACAACTATAAAAAAGGATAGACAAATGCGAAACAATAAGAAACAATCTGCTCTGGAAATGTACAGAGAAGCACTAAAAGAAATAGCTAATAGTGATTGGTGTAACAGTCAAGAAAGCATTGATAAAATACAAGAAATAGCTCAAGTAGTTCTTGACGGGGAACCCACTACTGCTGATGAATTTAATAACAAACAAAAAAAGGATAGACACATGTTACAATACTACTCGACACATCCCAACTATGATTCTGCTCTGGAATTCTTAAATGAATTAAAAAGAATGATTAGAACAGGTTGGCTATTAATCAAAATAAATCGTACTGAATTCAAGACAGATAAATACGGCGCTACTGAATTATGGATGGATTATAAACCACTATAAAAAAGGATAGACAAATGAAATGTTATGATTGCTTAGAAACCGCATCAATCAAAATAACAAGCGGAAAATTAAAAGGTAAATTTTTCTGCAAACCGTGTTTCGATTGGCGGGAACTTGCTTTAGCGGTTAAAAAACTAAACAAAAAAAAAGGATAGACACATGAAAAAAGGAACTAAGATCTTGCAATTTGTGGAAGACAATCCGAAATGCAGATTAATAGAGATTTCCAAATTTGTTTTGGAAATGAATCATAAAAACACACCGAAAGAAAATCGTCCGGTTTTACGTGGATATTACACGCAAGCAATTGGAGAAATGGTTGCCCGTGGAGTATTGGAAAATATAAATAGCCGTTACTCCATTACAGAACTTGGAAAGAAATTCAAGAAAACACCGTACAAAAAAACACCGATACAAATCGAAAGACAAAAACAAGCGGAGTTACGGCATGAACATTTTGAACAATTTTCAAGAAGTAGTAACCAAGTAAAGGAATGGAATATTGAGCAAGTAAACAATCGGGGTTATGTGCTACACGTCCGTGAATTAATAGCAATATTAAAAGACTTGCCAAGCTGGGCAAGGGTACAAATTGCATCAGATGAAGAGATAAACAGCACCGGAGATATTTGTAATACTGTTTATGTGGATAAAATAAAAGATGGGAAATTGGTTACACTCTTTCCGATTAACGTTAGATATAATTAATCGAAACACGCCGATTTCCGGCGTGTCTATGGGAAGTTAGTCGTTCCCGTACTGATGAGACAGACTTCACCACAAACAAAAAAAGGATAGACAATGAAACATAAAATAACAAGGTTATTAACACCACCCCACGGAAACACAAAGACAAGCAAAGCAATCGCAGAAGGATATGCGAATTATATTCTACACTTAGCGCCGGCGGAAAGTTCCGGGCGGAATGTGTGTCCAATGTATGGAAATTGTGTTCACGTTTGCTTGAATGAATCCGGCCGGGGACAATGGGTAATTTCCAAGGACGGGAAAATGAATCCGATCCATGCTGCAAGAATCGCGAAAACCAATTGGTTCTTTGAAAACCGGCCCGCATTCTTAACGCAATTAGATAAAGAGATTACATCACAAAAAAA